AGTTAGTTAACTGACTGATTAAACTAGTATTATAGATGGAATTTAAGGATAGTTCTATGTTTCCGAAAGAAACATCGTCTAATATGCTTTTGTAGTTAGTTAATTGGTTGATTAAACTAGTATCGTATATTGAATCCAATGAAACATCTATAGAATTAACTCTATTTATAACACGAGTATATGACAAATCAGCGATTATACCATAACTAGCATCCATATAATTCATAAAACTGTTGTTGGTCCACATGTCATTATCACTTGTTTGTTGATATATATATTCAAATTGTTTTTTTATTATAAATAGTTCATAAGAAATGGAGACAATAGTTCCGCTTATGGTTTGGGCAATAGTGTTCAATGAATCTAAGTCGATATCATTTAAACAACCGTCTATGTATTGAATCTCATTGGATATGGAGTCAATAGTTCCGCTTATGGTTTCAGCGATAGGTATTATTGAACCTAAGTCGATATCATTTAAACAACCGTCTATGTATTGAATCTCATTGGATATGGAGACAATGGTTCCACTTATGTTTTCAGCGATAGTGATTAATGAACCTAAGTCGATATCATTCAAAGAATTATCTATTTCTTCTATGGAAACTTGTATGCTTTTATTTATACTTATAATCGAGTCATATTTCTCTGAAATTGTAGTCATACATATATCATTCAAAGATCCGTCTATATAATGAATCTCGTTGGATATAGAGACAATAGTTCCACTTATGGTTTCGGCAATAGTCAATAATGTATCTAATGAAATATCATTTAAACATGTATCAATGGTTTGTAATTCATTGGATATGGATAAAATGGTTCCACTTATGGTTTCAGCTATAGTTATTAATGAACCTAAGTCGATATCGTTTAAACTAATTTCTATAATTTCAATCGCATCCGATATAGATGTAACATTTTCATTGATAATAACTATGGTGTTCGAAAAATCGACTAACGATATACTTTCAATCACTCCGGATAATTCAGTCACTTCACTAATTATATTCAATAAATCAATACGCGGGTCTAAACTTCGGGTTTCAAAAAAAGCCAATATTTTTTTTCGTAATAAATCTAATTTATAATTACTGGAAGTACTACTTCGTCCACCCGTTCCACCAAACATAGATTTTGACATTAATTTATATATACTTAACTATTTAAATAATTAAGAATCCTATATATATATATGTTATCTAATTATAATATTGAACCTTATGTATCCAATGGGAGTTTTTCAACCTTATATAAAGGAACTCATAAAATAAAACGCCATAAAGTGGTTGTAAAAACCCATTATGATAGTATATCCAAAAGTTTGTTAGAAAACGAAATAAAAATATATTCTTATTTATTGAAACAAAAATATAGTCATATACCATTGATTAAAAATATTGGCACAATGAATGATACATTGTATATTATTATGGAATATAAGTCACATAAGTTGGAACATATAACCATAGATATGATTGATAAAGTAACCAATATATTACTTGATTTACATAAATTAAATATAATTCATAGAGACATAAAACCCGAAAATTTTCTGATGGAAAACGGAAACCTATATATCATTGATTTTGGATTATCTACTTTTTACAGTAATACCGAATCGTATGGATTAATTGGTAATACAAAATATTGTAGTTATAAATGTCATACAAAACATTATGTATATGAGTATAAAGACGATATTATTTCTATGATATATATGTTTTTAGATTTACACAATGGATTTGTTCCATGGAAAATGGATTTTACTAAAAAATGCGATTTCAAACCTTATTATAAATCCGACATTATCAATGACTATTTATTTAAGTTGTTTGAACGGTACTTATCTTTATAGTAAATGAAAAATCATTTCCATTTAAATTCAATGGAGTTCCAAATTCATCTATTAATTTTATAGTTAAATGGCTTAGGTCTATCAATCCGTTATATTTTCGTACGTCCGAATAGACCGAAAATGTATTTGTATTATACAATGAAAATGTACCGCCTTGTAAGGATATGCGAGCAAATATATTTAATGTGTCTCTAATATTAGACATATTTTTAGAAAACGGAATGAAAACCGAGTTCATATATTTATTATGGTCGTCTATAACTAAATATAAATAACGCGGACCACCTAAGTCAAGGGTAGATTCACTTGTATACGTTTGTTTATTACTATAATACATTGGCTTTATATTACGAAAACCCATGTTCCACCCAAAATATTTTGAACACCTACCATAATCATTGCCCGAATATATAAATTTATTTGGGTCGTCTGAAAAAAAGTCTAGGTCATAATTTATATAAGGGACATTATTTTGATTACCGTCATAATCATTACGATTATGAGGTACTTCTATTCCAGAAGCATCTTCTTTATTGTATGTATCTACTGAACTAAATGTAATGGTTCCGTTACCGCTGGCTACTCCACCAGCATTGGCAAAATCAATATTCAAAAAGGATTTTATAAATTCAAAAGAATTATAAGAAGCATCAGGAATGTCATCCGATATATCAGAAGAATAACTATTGGGTATATTGATTAAGGAGTTATTCACTGAGTCAAATAAATCTTGAAAGTAATAAGCTTGGGCCGATACATCTATACGAATCCATTCGGTTTTAGTTGAATCTTTTATATGAAAAAAGGTGTTTCCTTTTATTTCGTCAAATGGAAACCACGTATTGGGAAATTCTATATCGGATAATTGAATACTAATTACATTTTTCACTACATTTGGTAATAATATATTAAAATTTGTTGATGTTTCCGTTAAAAAATTGTCTCTATATTTTGTATCTACTATCAATACTTTTTCAACAATATTTCTATCATAATATTTATTATTATTTGTATTTATTAATTTAAGTCCATCGGGTATTTTCATTTCATTCGCAAAATTAATGACATTATTTTCAAATCCGCAAGGTTTATTGAGCTTTTCTATCAATCGTTCTTGTACCTTATCCATAAATATATGAAACGAATCCTCTATAAATTGTTGTTTCAATCGTTGGACTTGTTTCTGAATTAATTCTTTTGTAGAAATCTCGGCAGATAGTGACAACAATGAAAACAAATCGCTATCGGTATAATCATTTATATTCATATTTACATTATCGCACATACCTATATAATTATTTTTTATTTAATATTAAAATAATCTCCTTACATTATTATATGTCTCAAGTGATAATTGATAAACTCAGTCATTTTTTAGAAAAACATAATGAGTTTGATAACGATATCATCATTCAACAAATATCCACAATGCTAGACGAATTCCAAGAACGCAGTATTCCACCACATGAAATTATAGAGCTATTTTTTACAACACATCATTATTACTATATATCCACAACCAATTTATATATACAATACAAACATTCTTCGTATACTATCATAAATGAAAACAATTTCATACATCAAATCCTTGAATATTTAAATGAACATCGGACCGAATATTTATTAGATACGCCTACAAAAGGTGTAATGCTTCTTAGAATCAAAAAAATCATAAAAACCAAATCTATATACGATTCTATTCCGGATTCCGAAACATTACAGAATATTTTATCGTTTTTTTATCCAAACTTGTTCGATGAAAAACAATATTGTAAATATTTTTTGACTGTGATTGGAGATGTGATTATGAAAAAAAATAATTGTGTTTATTTTATGCCTATGTTTATGAAACCTTTTTTACAACAATTGAATAAATACATATCTTTGTATTTTCATTCTATAAATATATTTCAATGGTTTAAGTTTAAATATACGGAACATGAGAAGACGATTTCACGGATCATTCAAATGAAACCCTTGAATATGAGTTTTTTTAATTTATCGGAATCTTTTTTTATAAATATGATTTGTGTAAGTATTCATTATTCGACTAGACATTCTTCGAGTGAAGCTTATTTGTCAGAATTAATTCCCGAAGTGAAACATAATATATTATGGATTCAAGAAGAAAGTAAAGAAACTATGATAAAAAAATTCATAGATTCTTACATAATCGAAAAAAAAGATTGTATGATGGATGAAAAAGATATGTTATTTCTTTGGAAATCTTATTTAACAAAAGAATGTAAATTAAATGTTTTTCAAAAGAAACAAGAATTATTTGATATCATCCAGTCATTCATTGAAGTTCGCAATAATAAATTTATAAATGTATATAGTTTATTTTTACCTTATGTAGAAACGTTTAAAGATTTTTGGGATAAACATATATATGTGGACAATAATGAATATGATTTTGAATTGAATGAATTATACGATATATATTGTAGTATATATAAATCAAAAATAAATGAATATATTTTTAAAGATTTAATTGAGTTTTATTATCCTTCTATTGTTATCATGGAAGATAAATATATTAAACAAATTGGTTGTACTTTATGGAATAAAAAAAAAGAATTAGAGCCTTATATCAAAGAAGGAGACATAAATGATTTATATTATAATTATTGTAAAGAATTTAAAAGTATTCGTAAAGTAAGCAAAAAATACTTTACCCAATATCATAATGATTATTTTTTAATTAAATGATTATTTTTTAATAAAGTAATCAATGTATTCATGGATTCATTTTCTTTTTTTACAAATTCGTTATAATAACACTTTTTAATAAGGGTACGTAATTTTGTATAAAATAATTCTTCATTCGCCGGTAATAGTACATTGGATGAAATATCATTGGATGAACTATCGGATGACGTATTGGGCGAACTATCGGATGAACTATCGGATGAAGTATTGGGCAAAGTATGGGGCGTAGATTGATAAAATAAATCGGATAGTTCAAATATACTTACTAGATTAGAATCATTGGTTGGTGTCTTGAATAGATAAATAAAATTAAAAAATAACTCCTTCATTATATAACATTGTATAAAATTATTTTATACTATAATCTTATATATGTCGTTTATAACTACTTATCCAAATGATTTTAAAACCGATTCAATCAATATTGATTCTGTCTTATTGTATAATTTTAATATTTCTATGGATACAACCATTTCAGGTGAAGGAATTATACCAGGTTCAAAGTATTCTATGGTGAGTGTTTATAATCCGAGCTCAAATGTAAAGTTCAATAATATTATTTATTCATTCAAAGGAGTTTACATAACAAAAAAAAAAGATATTATAGATGAAGATTCTACTTATAATCATGTGTTTCTTATAGAATGTGTAAATTATAACTTAGACAAATATTTATATATATCTTTACCGGTTTATCCGAGTAATACAGATACCGAATTAAATACATTATTCACTTCGTCAACCTATATATTAAAAGACTTAAACCTTTTTATTCCTATAGATACAAACTTTTATTCCTACAAAACAACCGGTATAAATGATAAAGTAACCGATGTAATTTTGTTTAAGACATCGAATTTAAAAATAAAAGATATGGCTTTAACGGATTCCCCTACACCAAGTGTTATTTCGGTTCCACTTACTATATCTAAAGAACCGCCTACTAAAGTATCTATGATTTCAAATACTTATGGCGAAAATGATATATACATAGACTGTCAACCTGTAGACGAAAGTCAGCAAGATACCGTTATAAAAATGATTACATCGTACGAACAAATTTATAATTTTGTTGAAACCATTATACCATTTTTAGTTATATTTGGATTATTATATATTATTTTATATTACAAACCTGGTACAAAATTATAATTGAGACATATTTATATTTTCACTCATGTACGGTTGGAAAGATACATTATTATGTTGTCCCGAATTTACAATGGGTCCCTTATCTTTTATTACATTTTCTTCTAATTGAGTTTGTGGAATTGGATTGAGTGCTTTCATTTTTGTATCTTTCAATATAGTAGATAAATCGCTTGTTTGAATCGTATCGTATAAATAAATCAGAAATAATATACCAACAATGGGGTTCATAAATATAAATAATAATACAACCATTAACAATGAAAATATAATTCCTAATGGAGTATTCAACAAATTGGATATATTTCTTTCTACTTTCAAGTCAAATATAATTAAAATAGCTAAAAGAAGCCCTATTCCATTTTCAAGGGTAAATATTGGTTCATTTTTTATATTAAAGGTAAAAGATTTAGTTCGTTTCATTATATTTATAATATATTTTTTTAAAGTTAAATACATTCTATTATATTTAATATGGCCTATCTAGGAAAAAAAGGATATACTTTATATAAAGATAAACTTAGTGTAAAAGAGTTATATACTATACGTAATGAGTTGAATGTTAAACCTTATTCAACTCATTTAGCCAATTCGTCTGCGTATCCAATATACCGCGAATCCAATCATAAGATTTATTTACCAAGGTATTATGGAATTGACCATTTTGGTATGTATTCTCAATCGGTTCTCTCTAAAGGAGACAATATTGACGTTTCATTTTGTGGAGAACTATTTGACTATCAACATCGGATTATTGATAAATATATACAACATGTAGGCGATAGTGGCGGAGGTCTGCTTGATGTAGAACCTGGTAAAGGTAAAACCGTTATGGCTCTTAACATTATCAGTAAATTAAATAAAAAAACGTTGGTAATCGTTCATAAAAGTTTTTTAATGAATCAATGGATTGAACGCATCGAACAATTTTTGCCTAATGCTAAAGTAGGTAAAATTCAAGGCGAACATATGGATGTAGAAGGAAAAGATATTGTTTTAGGAATGTTACAAAGTCTTTCGTCTAAAACATATGATGATTCGGTTATGGCTTCCTTTGGATTATGTGTATTTGACGAATGTCATCATTTAAGTGCGGAGGTATTTTCTAATGTTATGATTCAATTCGTATGTAATTATAATTTAGGATTGAGTGGAACTATGACGCGTAAAGACGGATTGACTAAAGTATTTAAGTATTTTATCGGACCCGTTATTCATAAAGAGAAAACCGATTTAACCATAGAAGTGAAAGTAAAAACCATTCATTACAATGATGACGAATTATTTGATAAGGTTAAGACTGACTTTAGAGGAAATCCGATGTATTCCACTATGATAAGTACTTTATGCGAATGTAAAGAACGGACCAAATGTTTAGTAGAAATTATTCGTAATGAATTTATTCTAAATCCAAATCAACAAATGATGATTTTAGCTCACAATAAATCATTGATTCAAGAATTGTATGATTTAATTATATTGTTTGAAGATAGTGTTGGGTTTTATTTAGGCGGAATGAAAGAAATAGCTCTTAAAGAAAGTGAAAGTAAAAAAATTATTATTGCCACTTACGCGATGGCATCCGAAGGATTAGATATAAAAACGTTAACCACTTTGTTCATGGCTACTCCTAAATCTGATGTATGTCAAAGTGTAGGACGAATATTGCGTAGTAAACATAGTACCCCCTTAGTGATTGATATCGTGGATCCGCATACTATTTTTAACAATCAATATAAAAAACGTAAAGCCTATTATTTGAAAAAAAAATATTCAATCGATACTTTTTTAAATTCAAACCAATATTTTAAGAATGAACAAATTATTTTGAAAAAAACGTGTTTACTAAAATTATAATCTTATTCTATATATATATGACTGACAAATTGATAGAAGGACAAGCAGGTGGACACCGTTCGCAATCTAGACGCCAATCTAGACTCCAATCTAGACGCCAATCTAGACTCCAAGCTAGACGCCAATCTAGACTCCAATCTAGACGCCAATCTAGACTCCAATCTAGACGCCAATCTAGACGCCAATCTAGACGCCAATCTAGACGCCGTATGTCGCGTAGATATAGAGGCGGTGCTGATATGGCAGCGGCAGGCATCGATGCTTAAATAATATTAATATAATATAATGATTTTATCTTTTGTTTTGATAATCCTTATATTATATACATACTACTATTTAGTAGAATTAAGCAATTGTCCTTGTTTTGTCTCCAATCAAGATGACAAGCTCTATTTAGATTATATGAAATTTTATTTAATATTAGACTTATTCTCTATACTCATTGCCTTATTTTTATTAAATAGTAAGATACCCAATAGTTTACTTATATTTTCGGTATTATTAGTAATATTTATTCATGGCTATATGACTTACAATGTATATCACTTTTATAATTCTATAAAAGCTTATTGTAGTTGCGCCAACCAATGGCAAAAATATTTTGTATATTATGAAGGAATTGTAGCTGGTTTAGTGACGTTACAATATGTAATCTCTTTTTTGTTTATAATTATTTTTCTAATCCACAATAGGTCTTGATTTATTCCAATTTGATATTATTTGTTGTATATCCAACCATTCTTCGGTAGATTTATACGGCATTTCATATTGAATCGTTGTTTTTTCTTTTAGGGAAGTACCCGACTCATTTATATACTTTATTCTATTGATTATATGATATTCCATTGAAGGACTTGCTACATTGAATAGCAGAACTAAATTGAAACCGCATACAATCAATAAAGCGATAAATAATATATCACTCATATTGGTTGAATACAAACTAAATAAAAATATCAACACGATTAATAATAACAAACTACGCTGATCATTTATATACATAAAATAATATATCGTGCTCATAGTTAAGAATAATAAAAACCATAAAAATCCTATATTATTCATTATATACTAGTAAATATTTTTCAATCCATTCCATATCTTTTTCATTCGCATTCTTTGTTGATAAATAATATTTTAATTTAATCATAGGTTCTAAATATTTAGGATTCTTTTTTAATTCATATTTAAGTATGTTCATCAAACACTTTTTCTGTTCGCGATTATAATCTTCGATAGACATTTCCATATTACTATATTAAAACAAAATAAATATATTTTTATAGTATATTTAAAGATGTCTAAAAAAATCAATGAACCTCTATTAACCGAAGACCCAAATCGTTTTGTTATGTTTCCAGTGTCTGACGAAACCATATGGAAAATGTACAAAAAACAAGTAGATTGTTTTTGGCGTGCGGAGGAAATTGATACATCCAAAGATTTGTCTCATTGGAATCAACTCAATAAAGATGAGCAATATTATATTAAAATGATTTTAGCTTTTTTTGCTTCTAGTGACGGAATCGTTTTAGAAAATTTAGGACTTCGCTTTATGAATGAAGTCCAATTGTCTGAAGCAAGAGCATTTTATGGATTTCAAATCGCAATGGAAAATATTCATTCGGAGACGTATAGTTTATTGATTGATAGTTATATTAAAGACAATCACGAAAAAGATAAGTTATTTCATTCGATTGAACATTTTCCATGTATCGAAAAAAAAGCTAAATGGGCTATGAAATGGATTCACGATAAAAAATCTAGTTTTGCTACACGATTGATTGCGTTTGCTTGCGTAGAAGGGATTTTCTTCTCGGGCGCATTTTGTTCTATTTACTGGTTAAAGAAACGCGGATTAATGCCCGGGTTAACGTTCTCCAATGAACTGATTTCTAGAGACGAGGCGTTACATACTGAATTTGCTGTCTATTTATATAATAAATTAGAAAAGAAGTTAAATAAAAAACGTATTCGCGAAATCATTGAAGAAGCTGTTGTCATTGAAAAAGAATTTATTATTGATGCGTTACCGTGTCGCTTGATTGGAATGAATTCCGAATTAATGTCTCAATATATAGAGTTTGTTGCCGATAGATTAATGGTCCAATTAGGTTGTGAAGAAATCTATAAAAGCAATAATCCATTTGATTTTATGGAGTTGATTAGTTTAGAACAAAAAACTAACTTTTTTGAATCACGTGTGTCCGAATATTCTTTAGCTGAAAAGTCTGGTAAAGATGAAGCATTTGATTCGGCATTTGATTTTTAATATTGTGTTTAAATATGCGAAAAACAAAACGAAAAAACCCGAAAACTTTTTAAAAAATCTAAAAAGTTTGAACATGGAATGATAACTGAATTTGACGAAACCTATAATGGTGAACCATTTTTCCGAAAAGTCTTTTGGTATCCGAAAAACCAAAAATAAAGGATGAAATCGACATTTCACAACTAGCATACAATGAACAAGCTATTATCAAAATACTTATGAAGAATCCACATCCGAATATTGTCTCTTTTTATCATATAAATAAAAGATATCTAGATATGGAACTTTTAGATACTGAAAATATAGATATAGAAAAAGCAAAAATACAAATGAAAAAAGTCAAGACATTTTTACATGGGTTAGGTATAATTTATATGGACTGGAAACCAGATAACATTGATAAATATGGCAATTATAAACTCTTTGATTTTGACGCATCAGGGTTGGTTAACACAAAAGGATGGAAAATTAAACCGGTTGAGTTGTTTGCGTTTCGCGCGGCAAAACATAAAAAGACCCAATTCAAATGGATGATTGGGCGTTTAATAAATACATTAGATAATTTTATAGATATTTCTTAAATGCTAATTTAACGCCAACAAAACATATATAGTATTATAATAGAGTATTACTTGGGATTTTGATAAATAATAAGGCCAATACGGTAAATAAAAAATTACCATATTTGCTACAAATAATAAAAGAATAGATATATTTGTATGTTCATAACGTCCTAAATCTTTCAATACAATCAAACACGCTAAATGTATTAAAAAACTTATCGTGAAAAACGCATCCATTCCAATTATGTTTATGATTGTTTTGTCTAATTCATTATTGATTTGTTTATTTTTATATTGTAGATATGTATCATACGAACCGATGAGGCCAATACAAATGATATGATATAAGATGTATTTTGGATACTTAAAATATAATAGGAATAATAAAGGTATCAAAATATACGATAGTTGCATTATATATAAAATTGATTATTTAATCCCAATTGAATAAAATATGTGGTTTCATTCGATTCTATACGAAGAAGTCCATTCTACTATTTATGCGTGCTTTGTTCCGTCTAATCCATTACTTCCATATTTATATGATTTTATAGCTTTAATGTAACCAAAGACAATTATAAAAAACTGATTGAATTATGTGATTATTTAATGGTAGAAAATGTCGATGTATTGGTAGATAAAATGGTTGAATTGTTGGGGGGTTATATCGTTCACTCATTTAGTGATTTTTATAGAATGAATACTAAACGATTGAAACCACATAATCGTGAAACATTAATAGAAGCCATACACTTATATGATAAGAATGAAAAATTATGTTATGAACTTACGGATTTTCGGCGTATTGGAATGTTTCTAACGTTACCGATATGAACCGACTATTTGTAAGTTGTAAATTCAATGGCGATATATCGCGTTGGGATGTATCCAAAGTCAGAGATATGGATTATATGTTTTATAATAGTATGTTCAATGGCGATATATCGCGTTGGGATGTATCCAACGTCATATTTATGGATTATATGTTTTATAGTAGTCCGTTCAATGGCGATATTTCACGTTGGGACGTATCCAACGTAAAATATATGAATTATATGTTCTGTAATAGCTCATTTAATCAAGATATATCTTGTTGGGAAATATCCAATATAAAATGTATGGAATGTTTTCAGGTAGTCCATTATGATATATCGCATTGGTCTATAGATATTGCTATATTATTTAAACCGAATTAAAATATAAAATGAAATCCTATAATTCATACATGTTAGGAATCTATTTATATGGATTTTTTCATATTGTAACGGATACAATATTAAAACCTAGAACCAAAGAGAAATTTTATTCGTTCGATGTTTATCAAGGTTTATATCATGAATGTTCTAAAAATATAAAATTAGGCTCCTTTGAAATACCTTATAAAGAACTATGGAATATATCTTTATCATCCGTTGACAATAGTTGTAATGTATATGTCGATGATGTATGTATGGCTAGTTTTCCATTGGTAGACCTTAGCGAACACACCATACAATACGAAAAAGATAAAGAATCCGATATAGAATGGTACACATTACGACAAGCCAAAGACGCATACGAAACTTATATTATGGAACATAAATCTACATTATATGATACACAAGTAAAGTATTCGATTGAAAAATTAGTTCCAGGATATCCGACATATATGAAATTAATAGAAAAGTTTGAACGTGCCGAACAAT